AATTACAGGGATGATGCCGTCTTTGCCAGTGATCCAATCTGGCAGTGTGCGTTGGTCTGTAAGCAACCAGAATGCACGCTCAGCTGTAAAACCTGCAGCAATAGCAGCCTTATAGCATGAATGCAGTGCAATATAATGCTGATCTAACTTACTCAATGGCTCAGCCATCTTACGTATTCTACGTCTGACAGGTTTCTTGCGTTTGCGTGTGTTAGCCATAATCAAATCATCCCTTACCTATTGCAATAAACAGATCATCAACACGCTTTTCCAATCTTGTTAACTGATCTTTCATGCTAAGTCCACCATTAGGCCGTAACTCGTTAAGCCAACCTTTAACTATAAAACGTAATCCGATGAGACCGCCTGATAGCACAGCGATAATGCCAGCGCCAAAGCCAGCCCATTCTCCCGGTGTCATGCTTCATTAGCACCGATGCCGTAGGCACTGTCGGATTTGTCTAAAGCCCTAGCTGCTGGTCCTGCAAGTGCTGCTACTACTACTGATATAACTGGATCAAGTCCTAGCTCATTACTTGCTAAGAATGTTAAAAATGAAACAAGCACACCCCTAAAGTATGATTTAAGTATTGCTTTTTGTTTATCGCTTATCTTCATATCTTGCCTCCTATTAGTGGTATGTCAAACGGTCTGCCGTCTGTGTCTCCTGCTTTAGTAAAACTGATGTGTATGTGTTTTGTGTGCGGGTTGATGCCTTTGTATTTGCGCCATTTATAGTTTAAGAGTTTGCTAGCGATGTGGTGCTGGAAGATGACGTATGATAAACGTTTATCGGTTTTCGCACACTCTTTGATTTGGTCAGCCAGATAAGTTGCGATCCCCTCTGGCTCACCCAAGCGAGAATCAATATCAATGGCTCTGACCCACCCCTGCTCATCTGGATTATGATCTGATTTTCTGGTGGCATGGCGACTATCGCCCACCCATCCATCACTGGCAGTACGCCTAACTGGAAACCACGTATCAATTTGATCTCTTAACTGCACACCAGCTGCACATAATTTAGGATTCAACTTCTACCTCTGGTGTAATCCATTGGCAAGTATCTTCATCTAGACCTGTTGCATTGTCAGGTTTTGGTGGAATAAACGCATCTCGATCTGCATCGTAAACATACCCCGCAGCCGCATAATTTTTGCGGATATTGCCATTGTATGATGTGCGCTTACAAACTTGTCCTCTGAAATTGCCATACCAAGTTTCAGTATCTAATCCTTCAATTAACTCGGATTCATCAATACCAACTATAACTTCTGTTACTAAATTGTTTTCATCTAAAAACGCATAGTGTGCCATTATGACCAACTCACATTTCCAGTACCAGCTGTGATTGTGGCTCTCTTGTAACCACCACTTGCTGCACTTTCGGTACCTGTTAAACCTGCACCAATACTAATTGTTATGCTGTCTGGGTATCTAAGAATCACAATACCGCTACCACCAGCGCCACCATCTACAGCAGGTGGATTATTTGAACAAGATCCACCGCCACCACCGCCAGTATTAACTGTGCCAGCACTTCCAACACCATTACCTACTGCGCCATTACCGCCACCGCCAGCACCACCAGTTGCAGTTGTACCAGCAGATTTTCCACCGCCACCACCGCCTGCATAAGTTACAGATGAACCAGTTATTGAAGTTGCAACGCCATCTCCACCATTACCGCTAACAGAACCATTAGCACCAACTGCGCTTGCACCGCCACCACCGCCACCACGAGAAGCTGTACTAGCACCACTACCGCCTGCATAACCTTGATTAGCTGTACCACTACCACCAGCGTTTGTTCCTTCGCAACCGCCTCCGCCGCTTCCACCATTTAAACCATTAAATCCGCCAGGGTATGAACCTCCACCCCCACCCGCAGTTGATGTAATTGTGTCAAATACAGAATTGCTTCCGTTACTTCCATTATTGCTACCACTTCCACCAATGCCACCTGCGCCACCTGCGCCAATAGTTACTGTGTAATTTGTAGCTCTAGTTAATGTTAATTGACTTTCTAAAGATCCACCACCACCAGTCGCAGTAACAGTGCAACGCAAACCGCCAGCACCACCTGCACCCGATCCCACGCCGTTGCTATTATTAGATCCACCCGCACCGCCACCACCTGCGACAACTAAATAATCAACAGTTAATGGAGTTGGTGGCGCACCAACAGATCCTAACGATGCAATTAAATTACCTATCATTAGGCAATAGCCCCTACAACATACCAAATATTTGCAGCGGTCTTAATACAGGCTGCGGATTTGTATTGTGCCAAACTTGGTTGAGCAGCGGTAGCTCCAGCACTTAATACTGTAGTTGTACCAGAAGTAACTGCTTTAATTACGACTGCGTTAGCCGCTTGATTTAATACTGTGATAACTGTGCCAATTGGAAAATTGTAAGTTGCATCAGTTGGAATAAAAAAGTTAGCAGCAGATGATTTGTTCATTGGTATCAACTGCTGATACTCATCACCACTAGCTGCTGTGTAATCTGCTGTCTTAGCAGTTTGTACTGCAAAGGCTGGTAAGCCGTTGAAAATTGTACTGGTAAGAACATCACCGGTAACTACTGGAAAAGTTGGCATTTATATCTCCTTAATAAGATAATACGCTTTCGTCTATGACACCGTAATCTACGTTGCCTATTATAAACCCATCTATGACAGGTTCTAGCGTTGTAAACACCACCTTGAAGCTGTTAGGTGTGATGGTGTTGGCTACGCCAAATATCTGTAAAGTATCCTCTAGTAATGACCCGCCAGGCTGGGTCGTAGATACTGTAATAGGGTCAAAAAATTCTAGGCTTAAAGCAGCCACTATGCCCGTATCGTAATTAGGCGTGTATAAATCAAGCTCTATAGCATCGCATCTGATACTGGTTTCTTGACGTGAACTGACATAGGCCCTTGCATAATCTAGGGCTACGGCATCGGTCTGCATAAGTAGATCCTGCAAGTTATAGCTGTGTATAAAATACTTAGCAACACTAGCTGCGTTAGTCGCTGTCTGAGCTGTGCCGCCTGTCCTAGTTACTGTGGCCGAGTTAAATATAAGATCATCGTTTAATAGCCATTTTGCATTGGCATATCTAATGCCTGCGCCTGCATCTTCAAATACTGTAGGTGTATCACCTATTGAGGATACGGCTGTCGCACGATCCTTGAACACAAAATCTCCGTCAGCATTTACAAAGAATGCACCATACTCTGAGTCGGCTACAGTTTGCATAGCCCCTAGTGATGTACGTGCTGTGCCAGGATCGGCTTGTAATGTTGTCTGTCCTGCATCTATAACACGTGCAGTCGATGGCCAACTAATCTGATCTAATATTTCGTTAATACGTGTGCCTGATAAGTCGCCTGCTGTTGCACCTGTAACTGTACTTATCTGTGCATTTTGCGCCAGGCGCATCGCATCGACCCCAGATATTGTAGTGTATGCAACCTCTGTAGCATCTTTTGGCTGTGTGTTTACGTATGATGTAATAAAGCCTGAAAATATAGGATAGGTAATGCCTAGATGCGTAGCCGTTATCTGCACCTTTTTCATTGGTGTCAGCAAGCCATAGTACGGGCCAGTAACATTAGTAGGATTAAAGTCGCCATTTTGATCTACTATGCGTAAAGTAATTGTGCCTGTTTGGAATTGATCTGCTAAAGCACTACGCCCTGATTGTGTTTGTATGTAATTTACTTGGTCAGATACATCTACAATTACAGCTACAGCATCGGCAAAGACGTTGACACCTATCTTGCCTATATCTATCTGCATAGCCTGTGCCGTTGATGGCCCAGTGCTTAGGTTTAAGATTACATTGACTGTAGGTACTGGCATTAGGTTAGGCTTCCTGCAGGTACTAACTTATTGCCGTATTTTAGATTCATTCTAACTGTGTCGGCTATAAGGCTAGTCAATTCGCCTTCGCTTACTATTGTGCCAGCGTTTACAGGCACGTTAATTATTGTAGTAGATGAGTTGCTGCCGCCAGTTGTACCAGGTTGCACTATAAATTCACTATCAGGCGCTATTTGATTTAGACCACGTGGCGTTTTAAGACCTTCGGAAGTAAATAAAGGGTTAGGTCTGCCAGCCAATATATCTAAAAATGTAGAGGCAGTAATAAGAGATTTAGATAGTTTGTCGGCAGCCATAGCACCCTCTAGCTCAGCATTGTACTTCTTAGCCAACGCCTCATTATTATCTAATATTGCAAGCTGCGCCCTAATACGTAATTTAGTCTCTTCATCGGTAGCAGCGTTTAGTGCTGCAGTCAAGCCTATGCGCTCTAGGTCAAATTTGTCTCTGAGTTTATCTATTTCGGTTTTTGCTTTCAATTTTGCTATCTCTAGCGCTCTAAGTCTATCTAATTCTTTTTGTTGCTTTACTTCTGTTCTAAATTGTTGTGCAGATATACGGCCAGCGCTACGTTGCTGATTAAATGGTAATTCTGCTGGTTTTGCTTCCATTTTGCCTAAACGTGCTAAAGCTCCAAATACGCTTATGTCAAACAGGAAACCTTGTACTTGTTTAACTCCTGGAATCTTTTGTAGTTCTGCAATTAAAACACCTACGCCAGTAATAACATCGGCAATAGTTTTACCAAGATTCTCCATTTTTATTGCTGTATCTTGTATGCTTGTGTCTTTGCTTAGTACATCTAAAGCATCTACTATGCCTTTACCTATTTCTTCTTTAACGTTTTCTGATGCAACTTTGAGTAAATCCATTTTGCCTGCGTATGTGGTTAATCTAGCGGATGCTTGACCTGCAAACTTGTTATTTAATTCGGCCAGTATT